TTAGCCTCTGATCTTTCTTCATACGCTATACAACAGGGATTTACTCAGGATGAGTTAAAAGAACTGATAGACCATAGATCGTTAATTGTACTTATGAAAGCATCTAAATATGATGCTCTTCAAAAGTCTGACGTTAAAGCCAAGAAGTTGAAAAACAAACCCAAGGTTGTACGATCAGGTAAGGGCGGCGCTAAGAAAGCCGACAAAGATCGTAATAAACGTATTGCCTCCATGAAGCGTCTTAAAGAGAGTGGTCATGTAAATGATTCTGTATCTCTCTTTGAGGATTTTGTAGACATTTAACAAAGGAGGTAATCTGCTATGGCAGTTCCCGGAAATACCCGATTGACCTTTGGTGGCGTACAAGTACGCGAAGACCTTAGTGATATCATTTATAACATTAGTCCTATGGACACGCCCTTCATGTCTGGCGCAGGTAAAGGCTCTTGCTCAAATACTCTGTTCGAGTGGCAGAAAGATGAGTTGGCCGCCGCCGCCGCTAACCAGAAGTTAGAAGGTGACGATCCTGCATCGTTGGCTGTTGTCGAGCCTGTTAAGTTGACCAACCATACTCAGATTTCTGAGAAGGCTGTTCAGACTTCAGGTACGGCAGAAGCCGTTGATTGGGCAGGTCGTAAGTCCTCGCAAGCGTATCAACTTGCCAAACGCGCTAAAGAAATTAAGCGTGACATGGAGTTGATGCTTACAGGTGAAGATGTTAAAGCGGCAGGTGCGGCAGGTGTTGCCCGCAAGACTGCGGCCTTTATGTCTTGGCTTGGTGACTCTACTGCGGCTGACTCCAACATCATTGATGCTACGGCAGGCCCTGCGGCCCCTATCGCTAACGCAGGTGATGGTACTAGTGTAGCGGCTCCCGCAGGTGCTGACGTTGTTTTGACGATGGATCATGTCAATGATTGCGTACAGCAGGTGTGGGAAGCAGGTGGTAACCCAGATGTAATTATGTGTGATGCGTCATTGAAAGTTAAAATGTCGGCTCTGGCAGGTTCTGTCGTTGCTGATCTTGTGACTAACCATGACAAAGCGTCACCCGCCCATGCAGTTAATTCTGTTGATGTAATCGTCACAGACTTTGGTACGTTTAAAATTGTACCTAGCCGTCTGTGTCTACCAAACCAGTTGTACATTGTTGATTTCGATTTCTGGAGCATTGATTATTTGCGTCCATTTACGACTGAGACTTTGGCTAAGACTGGTGATTCCGTCAAGCAGATGATGGTTGCTGAGTATGGCCTTCGAGGTAAGAATGGTCAGGCTAACGGTGCTGTTATTGGCGTCAAAGCGGCGTAATGAGTTTGGCTCCCCTTCGGGGGAGCCTTTCTTTCTGAGGAAACTATGAGTAAAAAACTACTTAAAGAAGGTCTTAAAAAACCTAAAGAGCAAACAGTAAAAGAAAAACCTTACACTGTTAAAGCATCTGTACAAAAAGCAGTTAAAAATTTAAAAGTAATGTCAAAGGATAGAGGATCACTACCGCTATGAGAGATAAACATTACCGTAAAACCACAGTAGAAGAGCACTCTGATGGTACGGCTAGCATTGTTACTTACCAAGATGTTGGGCCTATATTAAAAAACAATAAAGAATTATTAAATAACTATGGTGACAAGCGTACCTTTGGTAAGCAACAGCATGGTATGAGAGTGGCATCTATTCCTGTAGGTATATGGGAGCAGTGGATGAAAGAAACAAACGGTGCAATAGAAAAAGACAGCAAATTAATGAAGAAATATCTTAACGATCCTGATAACGCTTTTTTACGCACTACACCAACGAGGCTATAACTATGTGGCTATATCAATCCCCACAGCCGGGCAATACCCAAGTTAATTACCCACAACTAAACGACAAAGTATATTACGTTTCTCGTAGATAATGGCTATATCAAACTATACAGAACTACAAACTGCTGTTGCTAACTGGTTAGACAGAGATGATTTAACCGCAAGGATTCCAGAGTTTATTTCGCTGTGTGAGGCTCGATTTAATCGAACCTTGCGCCTTCGTGCTATGGAAACTTTAGACACTTCTGTATCTACTGTAGCAGGAACTAGTACAATAGCATTACCATCTGGATATGTTCAAATGAGGGAGTTTCATTTAACAACATCTCCTTTAACTCAATTGCAATATTTAACCCCAGAAATGATGGTTAGATTAAATGCAGGAAGTCAGCAAGGCAAACCTTTAACTTATACAATTATTGGCGATAACATACGTCTTGGCCCAACGCCTGATGTAGTGTATACAACAAGTATGCTGTATTACAAAACATTTGACCTATTAACTGATGTTGCCCCTACTAATTGGGTAATTCAAAATGCACCAGATGTATATTTGTATGGCACTTTGCTTGAAGCGGAGCCTTTTTTAATGAATGATGCTAGAACTCAATTATGGGCGCAAGCATTACAAGAATCTATAAACACTCTACAAGAACAAGATAATAAGGACAGGCATTCAGGTTCTATTCTTAGAGTAATGAATACAGGTGGATATTACTAATGGCATTAGAAAGCGCATCATATCTTAACGGATTGGTAGATACAAATCCTGCCGCAACAGATCAAGTTTCTCAAGGTGACGATCATTTACGTTTAATTAAAAAAGTATTAAAGGATTCTTTTCCTTCCGTAGATGCCGCTGTTAACGCAATTCATGCGTCAGCATCGGCACCTGCTACTTCTATATCAGCAGGTCTTGTTTGGTTTGACACGACAAACGACTTACTAAAGATTAGAAATGAAGCAAATAATGCTTGGATAACTTTAGCGGTATCACCACTAACATCTAACAGTGTAGACATTGACGCAGGTTCTATTGATGGAACTCCTATTGGTGCTACTACTGCATCTACTGGTAAGTTTAGTAGTGTTAATATAGCGGGTGATGGAGCAACAGTTACAGGAATTAAAGATGAAGATGACATGGCCTCTGATTCGGCTGTCAAACTTGCTACACAGCAATCAATCAAGGCGTATGTTGATTCACAAGTTACAGCACAAGATTTGGATGTTATATCTGATAGCGGCACTATTGACGTTGATCTTGATTCAGAAAGCCTAACGGTTACTGGCGGTGAGGGAATTGATACTTCAGCAACAGGTACAACGCTTACAATATCAGGAGAAGACGCATCTACATCTAACAAAGGTGTAGCATCATTTAACTCTGATAATTTTGCGGCATCTTCTGGTGAAATTACAATCAAGGATGGTGGTGTAGCCAACGCTGAACTAGCAGACATGGCGGCTAACACAGTAAAGGTTAGAGATGCTAACTCAAGCGGTGCGCCTTCTGATAAAGCAGTAGCAGACACTCAAGTCCTTATTGGTGACGGCACTGGATTTACAGCCGCCGCATTATCTAATGATGCTACTATGGCTAATACTGGCGCAGTTACTGTAACAGGTATACAGGGTAAATCAGTATCTTCAACAGCGCCTACTAACGATCAATACATGAAGTATTCGTCTACCGCTAATGAGTGGCAGATGGTATCAATTGTAGGTACGGACAAACTAACCACCAAGGGTGATCTACTTGTATACAACACAGTAGACTCTGAAACAAGGCTTCCAGTTGGGACTACTGACTACGCTGTGATTGCTGACCCTTCGGCTACTAATGGTTTAGCATGGAAGCAAGTTGCTACGGCAACTATTGCTGATGACGCTGTTACTGCGGATAAACTAGCAGACACATCTGTTACCCCCGGAAGTTACACTGCATCATCCATTACGGTAGATCAACAAGGTCGTGTTACAGCGGCAAGCAGTGGTACATTAAACTTTGTAGATAAAACATCTGCTACAGGTTCAGCCGTACTACCTGCGGGTACTACTGCACAAAGAGATGGATCACCATCAGCAGGGTACATTAGATATAACAGCACTACAGGAAGTTTTGAGGGGTATGGGGCCGCTTGGGGTAGCATAGGTGGTGGCGCTACTGGAGCAGGTGGAGATGAAATATTTTATGAAAACGAGCAAAACGTGACAACAAGTTATAGTATAACAACAAATGAAAACGCTGTCAGTGCAGGGCCAATCACTATTGATGCAAGTGCTACTGTTACTGTTCCGAGCGGATCAACGTGGGTGATCGTATGAGCACTATTAACGTAAACGCAATAGACAAAGAATCTGGCTCAACGCTTACGTTGGGTGGGTCGGGTACAACTTTAAACGTCAGCAACATG